ATATTTTTGGGCACTTTTTTCTAAAAAGTGCTTATTATATTTTTGGGCACTTTTTTCTAAAAAGTGCTTATTATATTTTTGGGCACTTTTTTCTAAAAAGTGCTTATTATATTTTTGGGCACTTTTTTCTAAAAAGTGCTTATTATATTTTTGGGCACTTTTTCTAAAAAGTGCATCAGAAGAAATAACACAATTCATTCTTTAGCCCATCATAATGCAAACATTTTTGTGCTTTCATCGTTATTCTTTCAACAGGAATAGACATAACACGCCGATTCTTTCGTAACTCAGAAACAAGAAATGCCAGGTCCTGGCGACCACTATCAGCCTGTTCAGGATGGAATTGAACGCCATAAATGGGATACTGTTTGGCCTCGATCGCGGCTACATAGATCTTACCCTTGGCATCGATTGCAGTGGCATCTATGTTAAAAAACTCAGATAACACGCGATTGGCCATGAAATCCTCTGGAGAAATACTATATTCGTGATTCTGTATAACAGATAATGAAGTATGTATCATTTTATGATGCCCTTTCACCATCGTAATGGTATTCAATCCAACCATGGGATAATGTTTGAATCGCCGAACACCGCCGATAAGCGTCAACAATACTTCAAAGCCAAAGCAGGTTCCCCATATGGGAAAGTACTCATTATGACGTTGTGATAACGTTATAAAAGTAGCAACCGATTTCATAAATACCTTATTTTTGATATCGTACCCCTTGTCTGTGCCTGGAATAAAAAGTCCATGCACTACACGAAAATATAGTTCATGATGCTGTGTATCAAATGGAATAGGTAATACGTTCACTCCTGCCTTTTCAAACCAATCTACATAGGATTTCATGATATGACTTTGTTTCGTTGTATGGGGAATGGTAATGATACCGATAGTTAATTTGCCCATAGGAGCTTCCTATTTCTATAAGAGAATATGAAAAGCTTTTCCCAAGAGGGGGTGTGGGGGGCCTTTGGCCCTCCACTCTAGTTCGCAAACATCAGCCTCCCTCGCCCTCCCTCCACCACGTAAACGTTCCATCCTTCCGTGTAGGCACGCATCTCTGCCTTTCGCTGACCCAGCGTCGTATTGGTTCGAACATTCGCGAGTTCAATATACAGCGTCGGCCGATCGGCCGTGGTAAAATTCACCGTCCCTTCGGGCTGTCTCGGCGCAGGATAGACCGTTCCATATTGTTCGCCAATTGACCATTTCATGCATCCAATGTGCATTTGGGTTCCTTTTTCCTCTTTGGCATAGGAGTTAATTGTATTCCACACATAGGGTTCGTGCAAATCTTCACGCTCCTTCCCAGCAATATTCACTTTTAAATTATAATAAAACTCTCCATAGGGAGTGGTATAGGGTTGCGCAGCCGTAATTGGATTGTAATCAAAGTAATCATTGTAGAAATTATCCAGACGATTGTTATCCAGTGCATTTTGACTGCGAAAAAACCAGAAGAGCCGTTCGGTAGGATGCCGTCCATCCAGTCGTCGTGTGACGGCGGCTACGCCGCCTTTATCCAAGGGAATAAAATCAAGCTCGCCAAATGTAAATCGGTTTTCAAATTGTTTGCGAAAGGGGATCTCAATCGGTTTATCGCGCAATGCTTGTTGAACAGAGGGACTAACATAGTGTTGAACGGTGCTTAACAAAATGGTGGGTTGACCGATATCTAACAGGTCTTTGGGTACAAATGTTTGAACAGACCCATCATCAAAGGTATACTGCATCTGGTCAATATTCCATGGAGCAGGTTTAAAAGAAGCATTGTTGCAGACGACCAGATCTTCCAGTTTACGCAACACGCCTTTGATGCGAAAGTTCTGCCAGGACATGGCCACGAGTGGAAACCCACCATCGCCAGGACACTGTATGCCTGGCAAGGGCAATCGGATACGTAGCTTACCTGGTGTGGCCCTTAGCTGTATATCGCGCACCGAAGTTCCAGCTGACCGTTGTCCGCCTTGAAACTGCTGTAAAAAACTGCTGTTCCAGGAGCCTTCTGTCAGCTGTTTTACTAAGAGTCCATCGCCTGTCCATTCTTGTAAGAGGAATTGATCTTGGTAGAATTGGATGGATTCAAAGAGAAAATAGCCGACATAATTGACATATCCGTAGGATTCACCTGTAGCATTTGTAATCGGATACAGTCCGTTTGCAATTTCAGGAATACTGGGCTGGCCTCCTGGAACATAGGGAAGAGGAGGAAGCCAACTGGGCATCTCTATTTCCAGATAGCACTCCGTTAGAATATCGCCATAGGCGTCAATTTCTACTTCAAAGGATGTTCCAAAATTGGTGCGTGTAATGGGAACCGTGGTTCTGCGTTCGGCTAAGTGGGGCGTTGAGGCCTTGTATCGTGCATCATGTGTAAACGTACTCGCAGGGTCGTCTTTTACAAAATAAGCGTCTTTTTGTCCGCGTGCCACTAATTCAAACAGGGCTCCTTGACCGCTGGATTGATTGATGGTGGCCATATAGATGAATCCTAATCATAGCTTATACTCTTAGTGGAGGCTCCCTTCGGGCGCCCCCACACCCCTGTGGAGGCGTCCCGCCCCCACACCCCCCTTTGGGGAGAATCTTTGGCATGTTTAGCGTCCCGCCCCCACACACCCCCTTTGGGGAGAGTCTTTGGTTGGCCATTACTGAATGCTCAACGCGTCTCTAAGAAGGTAGGTTTCTAACCCTGCAATGACTGCTGTAACGAATCCTAAGCCAAGATTGTAGTGATAGAGGGAAAACTGTAAAAAGATCATGGCACTAATCGCAACAACCAGACTAATACTTAACCCCGTTGCATTTCCATATTTCATCAGTCTTTTATGAATCTTTTCATACATGAGTAATGCCGTAAGAACTACTGCAAATGTAAGAACAACTGCCACACTGTAATAATGAATATGATAGGTCTTAACGGCATAGCCTACCATACCAACATTCAGTAGCGTAATGCCCAGAATCTCGAATAGCATCTACTCATACTACATGAAATTTGATGCCATGATTAGATGAAAAAATACGTACCAAACATAAATGAATCTTGTTATTGTGGAGTCTCCTGCAAAATGTCAGAAAATTCAAGGGTTTCTCGGGGCAGGTTGGCGGGTGATTGCCTCACTCGGACACATTCGCGCATTAAAGCAAGATCTTACCGCTATTGGCCTTACCAACAATTTTGAACCGTCTTATGAATGGATAAAAGAGAAGGCCAAGACAATTGCACAGTTAAAAGAGGCAGCCAAAGGAGCAAAACAAGTGTATTTATGCAGTGATGCTGATCGTGAAGGTCATGCTATCGCCTACTCGGTATGTCTCTTATTGAAACTAGATCCAAAGACCGCGTTAAGGGCTACCTTCACGGAAATAACCGAAACCGCCATCAAGCATGCAATTGCTAATCCCACGCAATTGGATATAAATCAAGTACATGCGCAACAGGCGAGGGCGATGCTGGACATGATGATCGGATTTACAATTAGCCCGCTTTTATGGAAGCATGTTGCAGCGAGTTTATCAGCAGGGCGATGTCAGACACCCGCGCTTCGCCTTGTTATGGAAAGGGAGCAACAGATTGAAAACTTTCGTAGTGAATCCTCCTGGGTGCTAAGTCTGGAAAGTAATCGTTCTCGGTTTATCATGGACGATGAATTAGAAGATGAAGAATCAGCGGTTAATTATTTGGAGCAAGTCCATCAACAACCGATTGCCACCGTTGTACAAACCTCTATTCGTCCATGGTCTGAATCTGCTCCACCACCACTTATTACAAGTACGTTTCAGCAACAAGCCAGTGCTCTATACAGCATTAATCCGAAGAACGCGATGAAGATTGCGCAGAAACTGTATGAAGCGGGCCATATTACCTATATGCGAACGGATAAGGCGGTGCTTTCTGAGGAAGCTACTACGAATGCATCCACTTGGGTAAAAGAGAATTATGGAGAGGAGTATATTCAGACAAACGCAATGGAAGCCCCTCCAAAAAAGACAAAGAAAGCGAAGGGGCCACCTAAAGACGCGGCACCTAAAGACGGGGCACCTAAAGACGGGGCACCTAAAGACGCGGCACCTAAAGCGCAAGAAGCTCACGAAGCAATCCGTCCCACACACGTTGAACAAGTAGAAATAGAAGGTGACCCCTATGAAAAGAAACTCTATAAACTCATTTGGCAACGCGCGGTACAATCGGTGATGTCGGCTGCAAAAGGAGAGACATGTCGTGTGCAAGTTCAGGTAAAGGACGATGAGTTTCTATGGACATCTACTGAAAAACGTACTGTATTCGATGGCTGGAAACGTGCAGGAGCAATTAAGAATATTGATTTAAATGGTAATGAAAATGACAATGATGAAAAAGAGGATACTTCGCAGCCGCAATCGCAATGGAAATATGTATCGTCCCTTGAAGTCGGCGATGAAGTAAAATGGGCCCACATGACGGCTGAACCCAAAGAAACCAAGGCGCAAGGGCGATTTACAGAGGCAACCCTCGTCAGGGAACTGGAACATCATGGAATGGGTCGTCCATCCACGTTTGCTTCTCTACTATCTACCATTCAGGAGCGTGGCTACGTAGAACAAAAAGATATTCCAGGGACAAATGTGTTACTAACAGAATACAGTATTTGCCCCGCACAGTGGCCCGCTACAAAAACACAGACAAAGAAAAAAGTAGGTGCCGAAAAAAACAAGTTAGTTCCTACCGAGTTAGGGCGGTCGGTTCTACGATTCTTATTACAGCATTTTGACGATTTGTTCGCCTATGGATTTACAGCAACCGTGGAAGCCCAATTAGATCATGTAGCACAAGGACTAATCTCATGGAAACAGGTACTTCAGGATATGTGGAGCCTGTATAAGGAACGTTATCAGACATTGTCTTCGACCTCTGTGACTATTGCAACTAATAAAGTAAAGGAATTTGTTGTTCCTAATATGGGTCTTATAAAAGCAGTTCAGTCTAAGAAGGGTCCCTTACTCTTATCCGAAGGAAAAACAAAAGAAGACACCGTGTTTTATGGCTGGCCTTCAGGCATCGCATTTGAAGACATGACAGCTGACATTGCTGCTACCTTTATTCAATTAAAACAATCCGAAAAAGATGGTAGTATTATCGGTAAATACGAAGGAGAATCCATTGTCAAAAAGACAGGTAAGTTCGGCACATACATACAGTGCGGCACAGTATCAATTCCCTATCAAGAGGAAGCGGTAGAAAAGATCATAGAGAAACTCGCTGCAAAGAAAGAAGTAAAACAGGGTGAAGTAACGTTTAAAGAGTATGTCATTCGCACGGGGCAATATGGTCCCTATATCATGAAAACTAGCTTGAAGAAGCCCCAATTTGTCTCGTTGCCGAAAGGAGTAAATCCTACTACGCTAACTGAAAAGGAAGTGGAAGCCTTATACAAATTGGGATTAGAAGCTAAGAAATCATGGAAGAAGGAAAAGAAAATCTAAGCATGGTATAGAATGTCCGAGAACGGTGTAACAGTAATAAATGGTAGTGCGAGTGCCGCAGAAAGTGAAACACCTAATCGCGTAGTAAGAAGGGACAGTGTACCATCTGATTCTAGATCACGTTCCCCATCACCAGATAAAAAAGCAGAAGAAGAAAAACCAAAGCGTTTTTTAAATGGATGGTCCAGGGATCAGGAACGCCTCATGTCCGAGTGGAGTGATTACGCCATGTGCTATCGATGGATCCACGATAAATCCGAGAAGTATTTTCACAGTAAAAACCGCTGGATTAATATTCCTGTGATTATTTTAACGACACTCGGCGGAACGGCCAACTTTGGTATCCAGTCTATTTTTACCAATGATTCTGCTAAACAGATTGCTAGTTTTGCCATTGGAGGCATTTCCCTCTTTGCAGGTCTCTTAACCACGATTGGAAATTATTTGCGTTATGCGCAGCTTGAGGAATCACACCGTGTCGCCTCTATTTCATGGGGTAAATTTCAACGCCAGGTGGCGGTGGAGTTGGCCTTAGATCCGAATGAACGGATTGATGCGATGGATTTTTTGAAGATTTGCAGGACGGAGCTGGACCGCTTAATCGAACAATCTCCCCCGATTCCAGAAGATTCCATTCTCTTGTTTCAAACCAATTTTGGTGAAATTGAGGGACTCAAGAAGCCTGATATTTGCGGATCGCTAGAACATACGCGTGTATTTGAGAGTTCAGACACACGGTTAAAACAGGCTGCGGTGGATGCTGCCATTTTGTTGCGTCAGAAGAAACACGCACTCACCGAACTCATGTCGCCGCATATCCAAGCCACCATTCAAAGTCAAGTAGAAGCCAAATTACAGGCTGCGCTGGAAGAGAAAAGACAGCAACTGGAAGAAGAGATTGAACGAAAGAAGCGAGATGCACATGAGTCTGAAGAAGAGGCTAAACGTGCACTAGAAGAGCGTCAGCGACTGATTTATGCAGAGATTGATTTGGAGAAAAAGAAGTTGGTAACGCCGATAAGTATGACAAATGTGGCTGACATGCAAAAAAGACGTATGTCGACTGTTGCTGCAAAGCATTATTTTATTAAAAACAGCGTGCCAAAACCTGCCGCCTCTGCTGCGATTGATCTGCATACGCCGAGAACACCGAGAACACCGAGAATACAGAATAGTCCTGTGCTATTGCCAATGCTTGCTCCGTTAGACAGTGTTAATGTAGTCATTCAACCAGATCCAAATGCAAATTTATACGATAAACACGAATAAATTATCCTATTAGGTAAATTTGAATACAATAGATAAGATAAGATAAGGTACCTATCACGTAACAAATGCGAATCAATAAAGAATCTGCCATGCATCTTGTCAAGAATCATATCTCTATCAAGGCGGCATGCATGAAAACCAATTTTAGAAAAGTTCATATTGCCATGTTGGTCAAGCGAGGCAAACTGATCGGTATTGCTACCAATTATGTGGGGTCTCGGACCAGTGGCTGTGGATACGATACCCTGTCCATTCATGCGGAACGCGCACTGTTAAAAAAAATTGGGGATTACAAGAAATTGGATGGGGCTACGATGATTGTGATTCGGATTTCGTCGAGAATTAATGCAGTGGGTGATTCGCGACCTTGTGAGACGTGTCAACCACATATGAAGAAATGCATGCGGGAGTATGGGATGAAATGCGTGTATTATTCGTAGTAGCATTGCACTTTTTAAAAAAAAGTGCCCAAAAATCTCCATGTATTTAGAAAAAAGTGCCAAAAAATCTACATGTGTTTAGAAAAAAGTGCCCAAAAATCTCCATGTATTTAGAAAAAAGTGCCAAAAAATCTACATGTGTTTAGAAAAAAGTGCGCAAAAATCTACATGTGTTTAGAACAAAGTGCGCAAAAATCTACATGTGTTTAGAAAACAGTGCGCAAAAATCTACATGTGTTTAGAACAAAGTGCGCAAAAATCTACATGTGTTTAGAAAACAGTGCGCAAACATCGCCACTGTATTTTTTATTTCAAAATAGTGTACGGTTACATATCATATGATTATTTTCTATTAATGAAGTAGATATGGCTAACATGGATATATATAACTTTAAACGAAAAACGTTGACGGTTGAAGACTTTCTAAAATTAGTAGGACATGAAGAATATGTTACACAAATAAAGCAGTTTGGCGTTGCGCGCGTGGAAGATTTCCTCCTGACCGATGAAAATGAACTTGCGAAGGTTGCAAATATCCCTGAAAATAAGGCCAGAGCCATTATATATCTTGCTAAAAACAATCTTAAAGAAATTATGGCTTCGCAGCTGCAACCATTATCACCGCCACAGCAACAACTGTCACATCCACAGGTCTCAAATATATCAACGCATGGTAGCTTAAGACCTTTAGGTAGTACCCTCCCACTCACATATAAGTACAGACATCCGCATGTTGCAGGTGGCCGTCGCAAAACAAAGAAAAGTAATCGCATGTCACACCACAAATCCACTAAGAAAAGTAATCGCACGATGCGCCACAAACAAACGAGACGTACGCGCCATTAATATAGAAAGGACGGGTCATCTATCCCGTATTATAATAGTAAAAATAAGAATAATATTTTATTTTTACTGTTACTTGATTATCATATAGATTTATTTAAGAATATCACAATGCTTAAATAAATAGGTGTGCGGTTGAGCCTGGGATCGAACCAGGGACCGTTTGTTTAACAGACAAAAATTCTGCCGACTGAACTACTCAACCACCCAATATATCCGTAGAACATTTTTCCAGATGTTAAACGCACTCTACAAAAATCTCCCAATCTTCGGCACATCCGCCACATCAGTAATGCATAATAACTGCAAAGGAATATCATAACGATCTGCATATGCATTTAGAATAAGTTCTGCCGCATTATTCGTAGCGAGAAGCACCGAATCCTCTGTCTTTAACGAAACATGTATGTATGGAATCGTAGCATAATTGTGACATGTCTCCATTAATAAGTGTGCTCCACAAATAACATCGGTTGTATGGGCGAGCGAGTCCTTTACATCACATGCATCATAGTCTGCAAAGTGAATAACATGGGTAATGGCATGCTTTTTTAATAAATAATTAATCAAGTCTCCATCGCGCAACTTCCCTTTTACCGCATGATAATTTGGATCTTCTTGAATCGATAATGCAATATTGTTAACGGAAAGGCTATCAAGATTAATGAGCTTTAATGGCTTCTCGGCTGCAAAATAGTGATTAATAAAGCAACTTCGAAGAAATCCACATCCACCGGTTACAAGAAGCGAGACCATTCTGTATCAAGAATGGTTGATAGTTTAGGTTCCATGTGGGGGCAGAATGCCTCCACGGGGGGTGTGGGGGCGCGTGCGCCCCCACTTATAAAGAAAAACAGACCACCTAGAATAGGCTCTATGGAGAAAATCTGTCCAACCTGTGCAAAGGACCCGAACAGTCATTCTTTCAAGAAACTTACGGAAAAGAATGGAGTACTGATTTTTTATACCAAACCCGCAAAGGCAACCATGTATAAGGATCGTGAGGGTATTTTGTCGCATATAAACAATGTATTGGCCACACTTGGTTCAAAACAATGCATGGTCATTATTGACGGGGATGGATTTGATGTAGCACATGCTTTAGAAATGGATACGGGGATTGGACTAATTAAACTGATTACGGAGAAGTATGTGGCAAATGTGAAGGAGGTAGTAATCATTAATCCGACCTGGCATATTAAGGGTGTAATCAAATTGGGGTTGGAACTCCTGGATGATCCGACTAAATCGCGCGTGAAGGTGCTGGACGATCGGACGCGGAGTGTGTTGGAATTCCTTTGAGCTTTTTGAAAAAAAGGAGCTTTTTAAAAAAAAGCTCGCAAAAATCTATTTGTATTTTTACCATTTTATAAGTAATAAAAAAAGCTCGCAACTAGATTTTTGCGAGCTTTTTTTTAAAAAGCTCCTTTTTTTTAAAAAGCTCCTTATGTGCATTTGCAATCACCAAAGAGACCAGGAATAAATTGGCACTTCTTGATACACTGAATCTCCTTTGACGTCAATCGTTTCTTTGATGTCTTGCGTGCACCTTTATTTTGTTTAATGGTAACGGACTTCCAGCCTGTCTTACCACGAATATCCACACGCTGAATTTTTGTTTTTTCTTTTCCATTAACTATATCGGAATGGGATTGTACCGAACGATAAATAAACATTGCTGTCTATATTATATGAAAAGAATATAAACATTCAGAGGGTAACAGAAGTAGATGTCGTACCCAAAATCCCTATCTCTTCGCCAGGATCTTGCCGATGTACCGTTAATTATCCCAGGGCAGGCCGTGTTTCTCTTTACTACGATTAGTGCAGAATCATGCTCCTACAGCATCATGAATGCAGATCAAACCGACGGTATTATCATTGAATGGACTCCTGATAAGGTACAGGTTATGCGCAGTACGTCGCTTATTCTGTATATGGATCCTATGAATAGCAAGGGTTTAACTGATAAAAAAGGTGCCTTCTACTGGTTTAGCATCGATGCGCAAAATCAACGGTTCTATGCAGGTGTCGGTGAAGCGCGTCAGGAAACCAAGGTATACGAATATATCCTATCCTACGCAACGGATGATGAACGGAAAGCGAACAAAGCATTTCTGGAAAGTCTGACCACCATCGGTTCCTTTAAACAAGTATCGCCTTTGAAACTTCTCCGTGATCCGATTACCCGTGCACTGCCACGCCGTGTTAAACATGAACTATCACTTGATGCGTTAGCCAAAGGTTTATACATGCCTACGTCGCATTTGTCAGCCGTATCGCAACAGATGTATGACTGTGTACAGAACTGTGTCCTGGATACAGATGATTTCCCAGAATTTTCACAGGCGATCAAGCAAAGTATTGCAGACGGATGGTGCAAGGAACGTCTCTTGGAAAAGAGTGGTGAATTTAGTAAAGAAGATCCTAATGTTGACGAAACCTATTTGCGGATTACGATGGGAGAAAACAACGGAGAGTCGCCTGGTATCCCATATGTGCTGGAGATTTGGCCAGCGGGTCATTATTCACCCATTCATAGTCATGGCAACGCAGAAGCGATTATCAAAGTGCTCCACGGGGATATTCATGTGAAACTTTTCCCGTTTCTTGGAGAGGAAGCCTTTGCCTCTGCAGATTTTACCAAAGACGATTTCGCCTGGATTAGTCCGAATCTGAATCAAACCCATCAATTGCAGAATCGTAGTGCAGAGGAACCATGCATGACAATCCAGTGTTATATGTATGATACGAAAGATAAAACGCATTATGATTATTTTGACTACGTGGATAATACGAATACCGTTCAAAAATATGAACCAGATTCGGATATGGATTTTGTAGCATTCAAAGAATTGATGCGAGAGGAATGGTACAATCGTAAGCCAACTACTATGTTTTCTTGTCTTCGCATGTTTCGCTTATAACTTATTTAGCTGGGAAAAAAGTAGCACAGCAGGCAGATGTAGCGTTTTGAACGGCCACATTTAAGGTACGCGATACGTCAATCAACGTTTCCAATGTTTGCTCGGCAACCAAATCATACATTGCAATGATGTTAGCTTTCATGCTTTCATCCTTGATAATGTCCTTAATGAGATCCTTCGTAAGCTCCAGTGCGACCTTTTTCTTATTGGAACCCGCTACTTTTGCATTATTGATGGTAACCATTTCTAAGAGCTTGATAATAGCTGCAATGGATTGTGTAATCTTAATCACATCCGATACATTCGCAGTCGTAAGAATGCCCTCTACCGTTTCTTTCGCCGTATTATAGATTAATTTCACGATGTTTTTCTGTTCAGCTGTTAAGCGATTGTCCTCCAGCACCAGTTGCGTAGTGAGCTCCTCTACTGTCGTAACCACCTTGATTTCTGTTGTCTCCTTAACTTCTACTACAGTCTGATTCGTAAGTTCAACCACGGTAGTCATTTCTACTTCATAACAGAAAAATTATTTAGGTTCTATTCATTTTTTGTGCATACCACCATAAAACTGTTATTCAAATCAATCCCGCTGATAAACAGATTCGTACACCCGTGATCTCGCAAAAAATGCTCAATGATACTTGGTGTAAAACAGTGTTGATGCTTACGATTGTGCCACGGCCGCCAATACACCTGTGAAATATCGGGGAGATAGAGAAACAGCACACCGCCCTTTTTGATGGAGTTTAGCCAGTATTCTAAGGTGGTTACCCAGTTGTCAACGTGTTCCAAACAATGACTGGAAAAGATATAATCCACTTCTTGTTCGGGCAGCTTCATGGCATGGAATCCATTATCAAGCGATTCATCAATCCCGATAGCTCCAGGCAATTTCCATTCTTCTTTGCAGAATCCAATATCGTACCCCTTGCCCTTACAGAAGTGTTTCGCAAAAGGAATGGCAAATTGTGCAGCGTTACCTTGGGCTTGAAAGGCAGGGTAGGTATGATCTTTGAATGAAATTATATCCATACGATCGTTGTATTATGAATAGAATGATCAAATGTCTTTATACACGCACTGCACTTTTTAAAAAAAAGTGCGCAAAAAACTTTTTAGAAAAATTGCGCAAAAAACTTTTTAGAAAAATTGCGCAAAAAACTTTTTAGAATATGAAAATTACTCGGTAGCATATTACACTGCTGGTGCAGGCGCAGCCACAGCTACTGGTGCAGGCGCAGCCACTGCTGGTGCAGGCGCCGCCACTGCTACAGGCGCAGCCACCGCTACAGGCGCAGCCACAGGCGCATTCGGATCGATAAAGGGGCACAACGCCGTCGCAGCTTCTTTTGCACTAATATCAGCCTTATATTTGATATAGGGTGTAGCATCCGATCCAAAAACATACGACATGGATCCGCCTCGCATGAGAACCACATAACCACCTTTGGCGATTTGAAACGGCTTGGTCAATGTATTCAGGAAATTAAACGGTCTTGCAGTAGCTTGCGGATCCGCCCAGTTCGGTAGAACATAATCGCTTAAACCGACTGTAACCGAGCCCACTTTAACAGGAACAATGGCACCTTGAACGGGATCGGTTACTTCTGCGGGAACCAAATTGCCATCAGGTCGTTGCCACCAAACGTTGACATTTTGATTGCCAATCATTTCGTAGATTTCGTGGGAAAAGGCCTGGGCTACCGTCGGAACCGAGACAGTAGCTCCCATTTGAATCGCGCCACCATAGGACAAAATGGTCTTAACAAATACACGGCTAAAAGGGACGTTGGCAGATTCCGTGTGATAGGCTAATGCTCCTTGCATATCTGCTGTGTCAAGAAAGTTGCAATACATGTAGTTACCAGGACGCATGGATGCGGGTGCTGCTACGCAAGTGTACTGTTTACACGAGGTAGTCCACGCATTACAGAATGCCGGTAATTGCGTATTTAATGCGGCAATCATAAGGGCCATGTCGCTGGTTTTGAGCATGGTGCTATTATTAAAGCAGTAGATGGTTTGGGTGTTACTCATGTGTTCTAGATAGGGGAAAGGATTTAAAGATGATTCGTGGTGATAGATTGTGCGAGCTTGAGCCGAGTGGGAAGGCAACCGTTTTAAGCACGGTCGACTAAGTCAGAGTGAGTTCGATCCTCACAGTTCGCATAGTTTGTTTTTTGAGCTTTTCAAAGAATCTTAAAAAACAATCTAAAATTGTAATTCTACATTCTTAGTAGAATAATTCATATGGGGTATATTTATAAAATAACAAATACAGTAACTAGTAAATGTTATATAGGTGTAACGATTCAACAGAACTATGAAGCTCGGTGGAGAAAGCATCGCAATTGTCTTAACTACAAAGAAGGATGTCCACTGCTAAAAGCTTCTATGAAGAAACACGGTCTAGATAAATTCACGTTTAAAATTATACTTATTTGTTTTGATGAAGACTTGTTGAAGTATGAACGCGAGTATATCAAAAAATATAATTCACAGGTTCCGAATGGCTATAATATTTTACCTGGAGGACAGCTTGGTGATGGAATGTTGGGATATAAACATACTCCTGAAACTATTGAAAAAATAAAAGAATCAGGAAAACGTTTTCGAGAAGCAAATCCACATCATTTTGAAACGTATCGTGAAAAGCATATAGACGCAATAAAAAAGATAGATATTTCTGATCGGGTAAAGAATTCTGAGAATTTTAAAAAAGCAGTAGCTGAAGGAAGAATAGGTGGTGCAGATAGAAAAATAAATGGATTGTCTAAATCTACTAAACAAAAAATAAGTGAAAGTTTGAAAAATTATTACAAAGATAATATATTTGATCGTGGTGAAGGTGTAAGAAATGCGCTTAGTAAGGCAATTGCTCAATATGCAATAAATGGTGACTTCATAAGAGAATATAAAAGTGCAGCTGAAGCAGGACGCATAACTACTGTTAAACAAAGTAATATTCGCAATGCATTAAGTAATAAAGCAAAAACCGCAGGAGGATTCCTCTGGAAATTCATTCCAAAACAAGTTCCATCACCAAAAGGTGAGTGAGGTTAACTATTATCACATACCCCTCCATTAATTATATTTCCCCCAGCACATCCCTCGTCCAACTGCATATCGTTCGGATCCCTCCATAGAGATAATGCCATTCATCATACATTCGGACCATGCCTTCGTCGGCCCTAACGTCCATTCTTGTTGATCCGCCAGGGTCATGCATACATCATCTATGACAACAATGGTATCCTTGTGAGCCAATGCTTTGCAATTCATGATATCGGCCATTGCAATTTCATACGTATGTCCGCCATCAATGAAGAGGAGATCCTGTGTTGGGCTTCGCCCAACACGTATATTCTCAGGCTTCGCCTGAGAGAGATCCTGTGTTAGGATTTGCTTAGTCATATCGCTTCGCTTAGTCCATTCAGGTATCGTCTGTGTACTATCTCCAATAATCAGCGTATGCCGTGTGGGGTATTTTAGATCCATGAACTTTTTTGCATAAGGTACACTTCCGCGATCCCCTAAATCAAAACTGATTACATGCGCAAGTGAATGAGAGAGAAAGGTATTGGCCGAATGGCCTGCATTAAATCCAATTTCTAGGATGTTGGCACAAGACGGTAGACTTTGTACAAGTTGAGCAAGCCGTGCGGTTTGCGCTGGAATCTGGCCAGAATTACCTTCGTAATCGGTGACGGCGTATTTATACAGATAGGTGTCTAGACTCATATGAATAGTAAATCTCTTTCGGGCTTTAGACCTATACATGTCTCGTAAAACAACTTAAAGCCCCAACGAGATAGAAGGGTGTGGGCGCATAGCTCCTACAAGGCAGCCTCTTTAGTTCAGTGGCAGAACAGCTCTCTTGTAAAGAGCAGACAGGTGTTCGATTCACCTAAGGGGCATTGACTATTTTGATTTCTGGTAGGAATTCAAAATATAAGAAGTGTATCCGATTGATAATTTTATGAAGATGGTGTCAATATAAATAAATTGACTGTATAGGGAGATAGAATGGGCTTCATTTATAAAATTACAAATACAATAAATAAAAAGGCATACGTAGGTATAACCGTTAATGCAGATCCTCTACATAGATGGATATCTCATAAATCAAATAATAGAAATGGAAGAGGATGCCCGCTCTTAATGAAAGCATTTAAAAAACACGGTGAAGATGCATTTACATTTGAAGTTCTTATTATTTGTTTTGATGAGGATGTTTATAAATATGAAAAGGAATATATTATCAAATATAATGCTATGTCTCCAAATGGTTATAATGTAGCTGAAGGCGGAAAATCTGGTAGAAATTTTTTGGGGAAAACGCATTCAGAAGAAACAAAACATAAAATTAGTGTTGCTTCAAAAAAATATAGTAGTCGTCCTGAAGTAAGAGAGAGATATCGACAAACTGCTATTGAATTTAACAAAACACATAACATATCTGATTTACTTAAAAAATCAGAAAAATGGAAAAAAGCACTTGAAGAAGGTAGAATTGGACGAAAAGGTTCTACACGATCAGATGATATAAAAGCAAAAATAAGCGAAGGCCTTAAAAGATATTATACAACACAACTTACAAATGATAATCCTATCAGAGATCATAAAAAACACAGCAATAGTTTACGAAAAGCAAATGGAAGAAAAGTTGTTCAATTCTCTAAAGAGAATGAGCGTATTGCATCATTTGATTCAATTGTTGAAGCATTTGAAAAAACTGGAGTATCTGCGTCAAGTATTAGAAATAATGTATTAGGTTATTCTAAAACCGCGTATGGATATATTTGGAAATATGCAGAAGAAGAACTGCCTAAAGACACTGTTCTACAATAATGTAGGGCCTCTGGCCCTACTAGACCTTGTATTTCAGTGGAAAGAAAGTTCGACTTCTAATCGAAAAGTCACGGGTTCGATCCCCGTCAGGGTCTTAAATTATTCTTTAGATAAGTACATAATTTCTCTAAAGAATATTTCACTATCAACTTTTTACATGCAGTACTGAAGCTATTTGTTATGTATACTTGCTTTAAACTTGCTTTAAACTTGCTTTAAACTTGCTTAAAGCATCCCCCACAGAAATTCATAAGTATTAGCAGTAATGGGATGCAATTGTGCAAAAAAAAACGGCGCTGTCGCGCAGGCCATGGGCCCCAGTGTCGCCCAACTGTTAGATCCAGCCGAATGGGGCCCTATCCTCTGGAAATACCTACATTGCCTGGCAGAAAAACTCGGCACCACCAATAATAAAATCGTCGATACAGACCAGGCCAATTACATGAGCACACTTATTACCATGCTTCCCCTTATTTTACCGTGTGCCGAATGCCAGGGCCATGCAAGTGCCTACCTGGCAGCAAATCCTCTCCCTGTTCTACAAGGCCTCTATGGAACCACATTGCAAACTACGGTGAGAACCTGGATATTTCTCTTTCATCAAGAGGTTCGCCAGACAAAAGGACAGCCAACGATGATCAACACGGTGGAAGAATGCGCTGCGCTGTATGCAGGTTGTGCCGTGCCTAAATGCGAATACACCAGTTTTGTGCAGAGTATTGCGGCGGCGGTTCGGCAAGGCCTTGTGAAGTTGGTGGATTGGAAGAAGTGGTATAGCAATTCGGAACGGCTGAGGATATTGGCTGGGCTCTAATGTGGGGGTCGGCCCCCACACGGCCGAGTTGTTGGCCTTTGGCCAACAACGTTTTATTATATAGTATTTTAAAGTATTATTTTAAAGTATATTAGACAGTTTAAAATAATATTTAGATATTATTGCTCATTTTTATACAATCAATAAATAATAAAATGTTGTTGGCCAAAGGCCAACAACTCGGCATCCCTTCGGGCAGGGCCGATCCCCACTTCAAAGTGCACTCGTGCTAATCCCCCACGACGTCCCAATGAATCCATTCACTTCTGTGGCAACCGTCTGCGAAGCAGTATGCGCCGCAATCGTATGAATGCCTCCATAGAGACGGGACATTCCTGCCGCGGTAGCCATATCATCCCATGCAGAAAAGGACACGGTAACAGGGGCAGCAGGAGCAATGGTCGGTTCTACCAAGGAGGCACCTGCATTCACGACGAAGTCGCCATAGGCTTGCTGCGCGACTGCTTGCGCAGAAAACACCGCCGCAAACAACGGCAGATTTTCATACGTAGATTGATTCTTGACAATGTTCGGTCCAAACCACTTTGCCATGGTTAGTGCAAAGCCTTTTGAGAACCCACTGTGGCCCGAGATAAAGTCAGGGAACGGCGGGGTCACGAAGTTGGCACGTTGGTAGGGCGTCCATTGGGCTCCATCCACCACGCCATTCCAAGACGCAACGGGCGTACCCGCATAGCGCCGACGAATTTCCTGAATCGGCCGATCTTGCATCCACTGCGCCTTGATACCCCAGACCACACGACCGATTTCAAAGAGATGAATCGCCAAATCCATCAGGGAGTACATGATGGTATGGCAGTTAAATCCAGTGGACCGCATGTATTCCTTCCAGAGCCAAATAAACATGTGCGGGGGAGAAACGGATCCAATGGACGATCCAGCCCAGAATTCCGCCTGCACCTTCTGCGCATCCGTGAGGGAGGCAACCATGGCCATCATGTCGTCCATTTCAGCATCGCGTGCAGCTCCTGTAACAGGAGCCACCGTGGCCGACATTTCTTGTTCATTGGCGGCGGTCAAGCATGTCGATGACACGGTATCCCACAGCCAGGTCAAATACTTTTGTAGTTTGCCCTGCACTGTCAGGCGGGCCCAGCCTTGTGGTTGCGGAAAGCTAGCAATTGGGGTAACCGTGGTACCATCCACCACAATCGTGTTATCCCAGTTAGCCGCGCCAGATAAGGGTGTAGCACTAATGGGCATGGTTGCAGTGGCCGTGGCAGTGGGCATGGTAGTAATTGCTGCTGCCGCCCCATCGGCCTGACGCTGCGTATACCAGGCAGACCACAAAGACGACCAGGAATCCCAGTTACCAGCAGCCTTTACGCGGGTCACATCGGTAGCAGAGTAATTATAAATAGAGCGATAGGCAACCGGTACCAGGATAGGTGTTACGTAGTCAATGACCGAGGAGAGCCAGATAATGGCGTCGCAATCAGACAAGGGCGCCCCTATCTTGGCTGACCAGTTCCAGCCATCGTGCGTACCTGTAATGTGGCTCTCGGCAGTAACCCAGTTCCAAGCCTGTGTCACAGAGGCAACCCACAAATATGCAAGTCGCGAAGCAACGGTCGGTCCCATATTGATGGAGGCAGCATACGACATGACCGAGTTGACACCCGCATTCAAAATATAGGTCATGGAAGGGGCTACATCAACCGGTACAGTGGACCCTTGTAGAATCAAGGACAAATTCTCAGGAGGAGCCAAGAAAGCAGAGCTCGTGAGCGCAGGGCCCTGACCAGCACTGTTCATGGCGCACACCGTAAAGGTATAAGGCATGCCTTCCTCCAGTCCAACGAAACGATACGTTAGGGAAGAAGTGGTAACGGAGGGCAATGCTACGCCGTTTAGATAGGGGGTTACTACGTAGCTGAAAGGGGCGACGCCTGATGTAGGAGCCTGCCATGACACAATGATGGAACCGACCGTAAAAACAATACCAGACACAAATCCAGGCAAAGCGGGGTTGCCTTCAATGACGGATTGATTGGTAGCAGCGCACGGGCAGCCG